TTTGGCGAAGATTTGTTTTTGCTGGGTTCATTACGAATGTATTCAATACCTGTAATGATTTTCCTGGTTGATAAGAGAATACTTTTGTAGTTTCTCTGATGATTGATGCGGTGCTTCCAACACCAACAGTTAAATTTACTAAACCTTGTGCAGTTGAAAATCCAACTGTTGAACCAGTACCAACAACTAAACCACTCCAAAGATTATTGTCCCTGTATCTATGCGAACTATCAAAAAGTGTGAGTGGGGATGATGTTCTTAAACGACCAAATGCATCGGTTGCTATTGGTGGAAATGTAACAGATGCTGATGATGTTGTAGAAATTGATACTGTTCCTGTGACTGGTAGAGGATTACTGGAACTTACAGGAGCACTATTGAGATTGAGTGATACCTGCCCTGTTGTTCCAATTCCTACTGTTCCTTGAACTGTAACAGTAGAACCAATACCTGATACTGCGACTGTTGTGACTGGATTAGTTACATAAAAAGAAGTATTAGAAATTGATACAGTATTTCCTATTGATACAGTTCCACCTACGGTTACTGATGTTACTGGATTTGTAATATAGAATGAAGTGTTGGATATTGATACAGTATTTCCTATTGATACAGTTCCACCTACAGTTACTGATGTGACTGGATTTAGAATATAAAATGATGTATTAGAAATTGATACAGTGTTCAGTAATGTAGAAATACCAACTGGAAGATATGGAGTTGTTAATGTTCCACCTGTCCCAACTTCAACTATGTGATTATGAATTGGATTATCCGCAGAACTTGTAACGGTTACTATTCCAGGAATAGTAATGTCGCCAATAATTGTGATACTAGAACTTCCAAGAGATACTGGAAATGGATTATCAACAGTAACAACTTGCCCATTCTTATTGGCAATCATATTGACTTCAAAAAGGGTCCTTTCTTGATTCAGAAAGTCCTGCTCATTTTTATTAAATTGTGCCATAAATCAATCACTCCAAGTCAATCTTTCTGGTCTGTATCGTTGTGCGTTTTTAATTCTTGAAGTATTTAACTGACTTGGATAAACGTTATGAACGATTGCTCCGGGATATTCTCCCTGAAGTTGTTCAGCAAGTTCATTTTTATCTATCATTTTACCTTCAACTTCCATACGATAAAGTCTTCCTTGCCAAACTACATCAGCAAGAAAGGACTCTTTAGTAGTTTCAGGTTGTGAAGAATTCATATAGAGATTTCCGTTGAAATCTCCAGCAATATTGACGCTTTCTGAAATAAACTGTTGAAAAGATTTCATTTTAGTTACAGTTCCAACGACGAAGTGCTTTGTTAATTCTTGAATCTGGGTCTCTTGCAGTTTTTGCAGAAGTTAGTTTATCCTTCATCCCAGACATACGACTACAAAAATTTTTACGACGACCTGCCCGTTTACCTGTTGGATTTTTTTCAGTTACTGCAGTCTGAAGTTTTGAACCTGGATTCTCACGACGGTAAGCATCAACTGCTTTTTGACTTAACCCGTCAGTTTTGTCTTTGCGATTTACAGATTGCCAATCTTCCATAAATTGAGAGAATGACTTGAGATGATACTCATCCGCAAGAGGGAGTTTTGGACCTTGCAACTTTCTTTCTGCTGCTGCTTTTTCACCAGAATTAGTATTTCCTGTGGCAAGATTTCTAATTTTTGCCATTTTTTGTGCTTGTCTATGACCTGCACCAATTTCAAAACTAATCTGTTCTTTTTGCATCTCACCACTATCTACATAATCTGCTGCAGCATCAAGATAATCTGCCGCTTTAGTAATTTTTGATTGAACCCACGCTTCAATATTACCTTCACCTTTCATTTTCTTACGAAGTCTTTTTGCAGCAGAAATAATTGTGGAAATTTCTGAGCGAGCCATTGAATACTCATGATCATATGACTCTGGAAAATTTCCAGGATGCACAGTAGCAATGCTATATTTCTTTTGATTTGGAGAGAGGGGTTCAGGTATGGAAAACATATCCCAATATTTTGGACCATATTTACATTCCGCTCTCGTTTCTGTTTTTTCACATTTGGGGCAGTATCTTCTCATTTCCATTTCCTCATTTGCCTTTACACAATTATTGTATGTTTTTCCAAACATTTTCTTTGTGCCCTTCTTTTTATACCCAGGCCAACACTTTTGACCTTCATCAATAACAGTCTCTTCAGACTTTGTGCCCCAACTTGCAGCACCTACTTTACGACATTTGACCAGTGCTCCAGATGCATATGCACTTGGCCAAACGTCATATCTTGACTTTACTTTATGGTAGCAGGCATCTTTTTTACCACTACCCTCTCCTTTAATGTCTCTTTGAGCTTCGTTGATTTCCATCGTTTCGTTAAGTCCTGGTTCTGGTTTAATGTAATTTGGATCTTTTTTACCTTTGGCAAAAGTTTTAACCAACGTTGGCTTTGCACTACCACTTTTTGCCTGTTGCCCCGGATCTTCCTGTCTTTTTCTACGCACTGCTGCTTTAATAATTGCTTCTCCCTTTTTTCCTTTTGCTCTGAGAGAAGAGAGTCTTGCACTACTAAAACACTTTGGAGTTTTGGTTTCTCCGGGATCATTGGCACATGGAGAACCGTCTGCTTGCACCCAACCAGGTTTTCCTTCTTTTGATTTTGATCCCTTAAACCACTGGTGCAATGACCCACTTCGCTCTTCAGTAACATCCTTAAATTTTTTGTGTTCTTTTTTGGCGGATGCTTCCATTTTCTTGAGTCGAGTATAATAATCAGGAATTTCGTCTAGATGTTGAAGAGCAATTTCTTTAGCAAGAGTATGATTTTTAGTATGCTCATGCTCAATAGGTTCACCCATATCCAATTGCTTTTGGATGAAAGAAACCTCCATACGATGCTTCTTCGCAATTTGCTCAACAGTCTTAAATGGTTTCAATTGCTCTTTCAATTTCTTTTTACGACCTTGACAATGAGCTCTTTGTGAAAACCCCTTTGGATTGTCGCAGTCAATAGATTTTTTATATTTATCTGACCAACCCATTAGGATAGTAAAATTACTCCTTATTATTTAGAAAACCTTGCTTGAGTAATTTTGATAATTCGGATGTTGACCCAACAAAAACTGCATTATTTGTCACATTATTAGTTGTCTTTACAGATTCATCTTCAACATCTTTGAGTTTTTTCTGCAAATCTATAAGTTTATCTGTCACATCTCCAACACTCTTAATTAACTGTCCAGCAACTTCGTACGCTCTTGGACTTCCACCTTCTCCTGCAAGCTCCATTATCCCATTAATTGCTTCTTGCCCCTTTTCAATTAAGGAGTATAGATTTGCTCTGGTGTATTCATAATCTTTTTGAATATCATCCACTTTTAAAGGAGATATCTTTAAATCATCTTTTACCTTTTCTACTTCAACAATATTACTTTCAATATTAAGAGCAGAATCTAAACTGTCAAATGTATTACTCATACTAGGTTAAATATCCCTTTGTTGTGTTGGACTATAAGTTTTAGAGTCCTCAAAACTTTGCCAAGTTTCATTAAACCCAAAGTCATCATCTGGATTTGCATCAATAGGATCTGGAGTAAGTGTATATCTCATCTCTCTCTTTGCTGTTGCAATATCTGTTGAATTATAGTAATCAACCTGAACCTTACGAATAAGACCATCTGTAGAATCTGCAATAGGACCAAACAGATATGTTTTTACTGTAAAGTTAAAGGTATAAATTAATATTCTTCTTGTTGAAAAGTCTCCTTCATAATCATCAGTAAATGATACATTATCCAAAACGATGGGAATATCTCTTTTTTCTCCAATAGAATCAATCAAATCTACCGTTAGATTGAATGATGGTTGAAAATAAGGTAGTATTTGTTCAACTACTTGCAGGGCATCATCCTGCAATTTTGTCATTACATTTAATTGAAATCCAATGTTATATGGAACTGGTAAATAAACTTTTTTTAAATTTGTCCCATCAGATGCTTTAAATGTTTGAGTAATATTTGCTTTCCTAGTCGCATCATATTGAATAGATGTCATCTCAAATGCCATTCTGGGTAATGTAATGGCAATTGGTTTATTTAATTCTGGTTGCTGTTGGATTCTGGCAAGAAATTTTTGAATTGGACCATATGCCAAAGCAACCTTCATTTCACTTATACTATCACCAGTGGAATCTTTGTGCCTTATGTAAATATCATTGAAAACTGTTCCAAATGCAATGACAGTTCTTCTGATAATTTCATGATAGTAATATGTTCCAAGCATTAGAATGTACCAAATGGATTTGATTCTGAAAAATCTACGATGCCTTCGGCTGCGTTTTCAATTTCTACATTTTCACTATATTTATCATATTGGTCCCATGTATCATATGATTGGACAGAATAAATTGCACTTGACGCAGATCCAACAAGAATTTCTCCTGGATAAAATTCTTTTGTTGCAGCATTATCTACAAAAGACACCTTAAGAACTCTTGTATCAAGATCCCACGATTTGACTCTACCACGAGTTCCAGATATGGATCCAAATATTTCCTCATTGAAAATATAATTACCAATTCCGGAAAGAACTGGTGGGGGTGCAATTGTTACGGTTGGTGCAACTGTATAACCAGCACCAGGGTTTGCTATTCTCAAAGATCCTACCGTTTGTCCGGTACCTACAATTGCAGTTGCTACAGCAGTCTCTCCGGCACCTGTTGGTCCACTTATTGTTACTGTTGGTGAAACAATATACCCAGATCCAAAATTAACCATTGTTAATGTGGAAATGCCGCTCTGGGTGGTTTCGATTGAGCATGTAGCTGCAGCACCAACGCCACCACCGCCCGAAATCACAATAGATGGTGCAACTGTATATCCTGCTCCCGCTGAGATTAAAACAATAGATTCTACAGATTTAACTCCACCTCTACTTGTGGTAATTGCCACTGCCCTTGCAGTTATTCCCCCAACCGGTGCTGATGTAAATTCAACCGTAGGTGTAGAAGTATAACCATATCCGTCATTATTCAAAAAGACTTTACGAATATATCCAGTTGCTAGTGTAGCACTAGCAACGGCTGTAGATCCTGCTCCAATAAGTTGTAAAGTAGTAATATACCCTTCATCTTTAATTTGACTATCAATTTCTTCAATGGTAGTATCAATAATTTCATCCTCATATTCAAACAACCCACACTTTAATTCATACATGTAAAGTTTTTCTAGT